GTTGAGACGTTGCGGCGGCGAAAATGAAAAAGCCTCGCGGAATAACGAGGCTTGTTAATTCGATAAGCTGTGTGACATAGCTATCACTCTTATCACATTATATGGGTTTTTGTAATTACACAACCCTTATTTATGCAAACTGATAGATATTTTCTTTTTGAGTTACTTCATCTATTTCTAATTTAATATCAGCTATTGCCAGACACCCCTCAATAAATCCCTCTGCCGATTGCAGTCGTTTGGCTACCTGATTATGTGAAATACCAAGCCTTGGCCCCATTATTCTAAGCGGCATTCTTCTCACGTAATACATAACAATAAGCTGAAAATAATAAGCATTATAATCTTTCAGCCTTCTCATAGCTGCATCCACGGCAAGACCATCATCATCACAACACTGTGGCCGCGATTTAGCTTTGTTAGGGATCAGCCCTTTAAACCCCGCCGCGATTGGCGACCAATCAACATCACTGTTATCATTTGCCGCCCATGATCCCCAACGCTCAAGCACCATTTGAATATCACGCATTATTTACCCCCGGAGAACTGAATGATATTTGTCATATTTGGTTGAGAACATTACTGAGTGTTTTTTGCTCTTGACTGCCCGATCCTGAATAACTTTCAGTGAACCATATTTGCATTGCAGAACAGCAAATGACCTGCCTGTAATACCACTCCTGAAGCGAGCTTCTTCTATCGCTGCCTCAATATCAGTGAAGATTGTCATTGCTTAATCTCCTGAGTTTATCTTTGTAATAATCTCGGATCTGCTCGTAATCATCACGTTTCAATTTCTGCAAAGCATGATGAGACATCAATCTGTCGAATCGCTCTTGCCCAATTTTTTCAATCAAGCAAGGCTTATAGTTAATTATATTTCCTGATAAATAGTTATTACATGCAGAGCATTGCTTATGAGCATTATCCTCATCAAATCGCAGCTCTGGATGAGCCTTAATTGTTAGATAATGCCCTGCGTGATATTGCCCCTCATGAAATCGCCCACAACTAATACACGGAAGGTCTTTATCTCTTTCACGAATAAATGCATTAAACGCTTGCTGTGCTTGGCTCTTAAAATAAGAGAGTGGCTTTACTGCTAACTTACGGGCTTTGAGTTTATCTTTCTGTTCTGTTAGTTCTTGCTGACGTTTCTTTTTTAATGCCTGCTCTGCTTTCTCTCTGTCTCTGTTTCTTTTTCTGATTGCTAATTCAGCGCCATGCTCTGGATTACACCAGTATATATTCGAATACTTTGGCATAAACCATTCGCAGCATATTTTACATTTCCGCCTCGCTGGTTTTTTCATTTCTATTTCTCCGTCTGTCCCATTTCGCTCGCAGAAGCTTATAAACGTAATCAAACGTTTCAACTTCTGATTCCGTGGGAACTGGCTTTGATTTGTTATTAGATGGGATTTTATAGATTAGATTATTGATGACTCGCTGAGTCTGAGATGTTTGTTGTGACATTTAACCACCCATTATTTATTCCTTTCTTTTTTCTCAAAAGCAGCCGCAGCCGCGAGAAAATTAGACTCTATAAGCTGTTTCGCTTCTTTCTTCATTTCTCTGCCTATATGCAATGCTCTTTTACCCCGTTTAAGCTGCCACAGCGCATAAAGATAAAATAGCCTTGCCGCCGCTGACAGCCATATAAGCCCAAAAACAAATGTTGCTACAATACCCGCAAACGCATAGAAATAGATTATCCAGTCTTTCATTATTTATCTTGCTCCTGTTTTAATTTCATATATTCGCTGTTATCCGGTATTGTCACGAAACAACCAATACTCACAGCCCATTGCTCAACTCTTTCCATAAACTGAAACATATCCCCTGTGTCGAGTTTTGATGTCCGCTTAAGCGTCCTGACACGCTCTGTAAGCTGCGTAGTGACATCCATTATCTCGATAACTTCATAGCCCAAGAATGTATGCTTAAGCATCTCCTTAACATCTTCCGGTGAATATTTGGCACCGTTAGAAATAAGGTAACGACTTATCTCACCAAACCACATATGAGCCGTGGCATTTTGAGATAATGAGCGTTTATTTTTCCACGGCTTAATAATAATGCGATGCGGTTGTTTAGTTTGCAGTGTTTCTTTCAGTATTTCCCAAGCTTGTGATTTATTTGATTCGTGAAAACAAAAATCAGCTTCCATTTATCCCCCATTATTTACTTTCTTATTCCATGCGATCTCTGATTCTTCTAGCGTTGGATATGATTGGCTTTCATTTTGACAGCGACGGCATTTGTGATAATGCCACCTGCCTTTACTTTCATCGTTATAATCACGCAGCACCCAGCAATTGATAGCTTTACCGCCACATTTACATGGTAGAAATGTTCTTTCTTCACTCATCGTTATTTACTCTCTTATTCCAGGCTTTGATTGCCATTTCATGCTGTCGACGGATATCATCATTAATAAACTGGGCTGTTTGTGCATCACAATTGAAGCATCTGACAATTGATGAACGATACGGACAGTCATCTTCATATTGCCGAAATACTCCAACATCTTTGCTACCGCAAAACGGGCATGGCTTAATTTCCTTCATATCAAAAATCCTTCATCTCTGTAACTGCTCTTGAAATACTTTGGCACCATTGATCAGCATATCGTTGAAATCCCCGGCTTCGGGCCAACGAATGCTGACAAGTTCCACATCATTGTTACTCAGAATATTTTTATTACCACACTCAAACGCCGCAGCAAGCCCTGTCCCGTTACTGTCCCTGTCTGCGAAAATAATTAAGTGTTTCACTCCCTTGGGAGCGCGGAACTTCCGTAAAAATCCGGCATTCAGAGTTGACCAGGTGTTGCAGCCGTATATCTGTTTGCATGACAATGCTGTTTCTATCCCTTCTGCTATCCCCAAAGTTGAAGAGACTGGAAACATGCGGATAGCAATGGAATTAGCAAAGTTCAGATAGTTATCTTCCTGCAATTTCAGCATCCGCTTATTACCGTCAAAATCCGCTTTTTTCTCTCCGTCTAGTACCGTTCTATGGAGATAACAGCCTGCCCCTTTATCATCCGTAGCAATTGACCAGATAGCCTGCTTATTCCCAAATGGCGTTTTTTCTTCCGTATTGAAACGAATATGGCCGGACGGTAATTCAAATATGCCGCGATTGAACAAGTAGTGTTGAGCGGCGGTATCGTTTAGCGGGGGTAGTGTTGAAAATTTACTGATGACTTTTACACGGATTGTTTGAGTTTCTGGCTGTTGCTGCTTATCATGACCTCGTTTGTAGTTGTAACTGTTTCCTATTAGTGAATCAATTTCTCTTGCTAATGTCTTGAAATCTTTTCCTTGGGTTAGTTCTAGCAGCTTCCACCCATCACCGGCACCGCAACTACATATCCACGATCCGGTACCGTCCTTGTCATCGCATCGGTATTTTCCTTTTCGCTTACATGCTGGACACTCTCCTGCATAATGTTTCTTTCCTGTAACATTGGGTAAATCGTAGTATTCAAAAATTTCAGGCCACCGCCCTCTCACTGCTTCCACTGTTCGCATTTTTCTGTTTCTCCTGCATCTTTGCCCACGCGATTTGTTTAGAACGAATGAAGTTGTAAACTTCCGGTGAGATTTCAATTAAGTGATCGCTTAAGCCGTGCGGCCAGACACCGAACTTTTTCTTGTATGTATGAGCGCACCAGCCATCGGAAATGGGTTTCCCCTGATTTTCCCGTTCACGCTGATAATATTTAATTTGTGACCACCAGCTTTGTTTCTCTTCCTTGCTGTAAATTCGCTCGTTCTTCCCTAATTTTTTCAGCCCGCGAGACTCATCAACATCAACGTTCTCACCAGCAAGCGGCTTGAAACCGCATTTCGGGCAAACATAGACGCCAGCCGGTTTCATGTAATGACAGCCATGGCATTCTTTCGGGATTTTCTCTTGTTTGACTTTCTCGCTAAAACTTGATGAAGATTTCATGCCATCATTTTTGGATGGCAACTTGTCATACTCAATTTCATCAGGGAAGCCGAGAAGATGGACGCTGCCACTGTGATCGAATATCAAGCATTTATCTTTGCCCTTCGCTGTTCTCAACCCTCGCCCAAGGCATTGCACCCATCTGATTTCTGATTTTGTAGGCCGGGCATAAATGATACAGCGCACGTCACTATCAAACCCGGCAACAAGTACACCGACATTGACGATGATTTTCGTCGCACCCTGTTCAAACCTGTTAATGATCAACTGCCGCTCATCATGTGGGGTTTCTGCTGTCATCACTTCGGTGTTAATACCAGACTTGTTAAACTCCATCGTGACATAGTTAGCGTGCTTAACATTCACACAAAAGCAGATTGTTGGCCGGTCCTCGCCGTTCTCCAGCCAGTTCCTGACGATATTGCCCACCAGCGTTGAATCGCCCATGATCTGGGCTAGTTGCTCCTCGTTATAGTCATTACCAAAAGCCGCTAAACTTGTTGTTTTCACGCCGGTCAAATCGGGCCTGTCGGGCGCATAGAACTCATATTTGCTCAGATCCCCAATGCTAATGAGTTCTTTCATCGTCGTTGGCTTAATCAACTTCTCGTAATATTTACCCATCCACGTCGCAAATGGCGTTCCTGATAAGCCAACAACTCGAATGTCGCTATCTCTGATAATTTCCAGTAACTTACGGCGCTTCATGTGGGCTTCATCAATGATCAGTAAGTCGATGTTGTCTGGAAACTCACGACGAATAAGCGTGTCAGCCGAAGCAATTTGAATTAGTCGATCTGGGTCATGTAGTGGATGATTTCGCCAAACGTAGCTGATTTGATCTGCTGGCAGTCCGTATTCAACGAACCGGGTCGCAGTCTGATCGAGAAGTACTGTGTACGGGGCTACGAACATCACTCTCATACCATGACTGACAAATCCGTCAGCAATAAACGCCGCTATTGCTGTTTTTCCAAAGCCTACACTGGCCGATAATAAAAACGTTCGATGTTTTTTCCAGTCATGACGAAGCATGTTAAGCGCGGTGACCTGCTTAACCTTCGGTGTTATATTTAACATATTGAATCCTTTGAAAGTCGGTTCGGGGTCGCTCGCCAAAGTTTCCGAATCGATTTTTATTGATGATTTCGCTATGTTTCCTCTTCAAACGTAGCGGGAACAGTGAATGAATCTGTAGCAGCGCTGGCAGGGTTCAATCTGTATTTCACATTTCTTGCCCGGTTTGATTCAGCAAAAAACAACGCGGTATCTCGTAACTCCCGCTTGCCTTTCCAGAACCCATCCGGGTTTATCTCGTAAACTTTGCTGTACCTGCTGCGTATCATCCCTGACTCTTTCAGGGTTTTTATCGATCTGTACACCGCACTTTTTGACAAGCCGGTTTGTGATATGAGCGTTGATACATCGACCATCAGCGCCCCTGTCTCTTTGTCCATGTCCTTGATCATTTTTAAATACAAAATTATTGTTGCGTTATCTCTCTCTTGTGCACATTTAGTAATAAAATCAATACCTTTGTCGTATGCCTGAATGAATATATGGCCTTTAGTGTCATGATTGGGTATAATTTCAACATCGTGTATTTTTGACTGCTTAGTCATCACTTCACCCGCCAAATTACTTATAACCCACTGTTTTTAAAGACTTTCCCATACTGTGGGACAAATTGTCCCATACTGTGGGAAAAACGCATTTTTAACCTATTGATTTTAAACATATTTTTAAGTCGTCCCTTCTATGATTCTATATGTCAGATTCTGTGACTCGATCCGCCGTTGACCTTGACCTTGTTTTCCGGGTTTTGGCCTTGTGCAAACCTCGACTTTCAGCACTTACCAGAAAAGAACCCTCCACGGTGTTTAAGCGGCATCCGGTATGGGCTGGTTGTTCTGGCTAGTGCCTGTTTTCAGCAACTCATTCGGGGTTGTTACATACCCCTGGCTGAACGCAGCATACTTCCTGACAAATTCCCTGAGTCGGATATTGGCATGACGCCGGGCAATGTTATCCTTCCGATATGAAACCGGTTCCTCATCCCAGACCGCTTCATACACTTCTGAATAACGTACCGTAATTTTTCCGCGAGTGGATGGATCGAGCTGTAACAGCATTTCTCGGATCCATTTCTCATCATCACGAAAAAAATTGGACGGCATCAAGACATTGACGTGATAGTCGAAACTGTCCATAATCACCCCGCTATGTTAGTGACTTGCCCTGTCAGTCATCACCTGATGGGGCTTGTTTTAAGTGAGATAGCATCTCTTGCAACGCTTTAGCTATCTGTGCTGTCTCTTCTCCATGAATGATCACTTCGCTCATCGGGGCCTCAAAACCGATTGCAGCCAGCAACTTGGCGGCCTTAGCGACAAAGCCGGTCTGTTCTGTTTGCCACCTGCTTATCTGTGATTGATGCACGCCAACCGCATTAGCAACATGCTTCGGCCCGGTAATGACAATTCCCTTTCTTATTCGTGATTCGATTTCTTTAGTTTTGCGTTCCATTGCGATATTCATCTGTTAAATTTCCTTAAATAAAATAAAGTTAATAGCCCAACAACTGGGCTACGCTCCCCGCTTAGTGAGGAATGCACTTTTCAGTGCTGAGATGTTAAAGAGCGGCGAGCTACCTACCGGCTCGTGCGGTTTATTGCTATGCTGCTCTGGGTGGGAAAATGTCATCAAGACAATACTTTCCACCCAATGAATTCAGTACGCACACAATTTTGCGGCATGAATGTAAATCTGGATTTCTAATTCCAGATTCATAATTACCAATACGTGACTGTGACCACCCAAGCATTCTTGCTAATTCAGCTTGAGTGATACCAATCACTTTCCTTGCTGATGATATTTTGTTCATTGTTACCCCTTGTATCTAAGCATCATTATTAAACACGATTTGTGATTCATTGTAAACACGAATTGTGAGAGATAAAAACCACGCGCTGTGTTAAATAAGAATCCATGAAAACAAATGAAAGTGTTGGCGCAAGACTTAAGCGCCTCAGAAACCAACAAAAAATGAGCCAAGCTGCACTCGCGGAACGATGCGGCTGGGCCTCTCAGTCAAGAATAGGAAACTATGAATCTGACACTAGAAATGTCAGCGCTGATGATGCTGTCATTTTATCTAAAGCCCTTGGTGTTTCTCCTGCTGAATTGATGTTTGGTGATGCAGAATCTTCACAAGGAAATGAAGCCAGTGAGACATGCCAGGAACTATCAAAGAGACAAAAAATTCTTTTAGAATTATTTGATGAATTACCGGACAGCGAAGCTGACGAACTTTTAAAAACTCTTGAAGAAAAAAAACGGTATTACAATCAGTTACTAGAAGAATTATCACAGAAGAGAAGCAAAAATAAAGCATAAGAAATTTTTTTAATAACAAAGTGTTCCCTGTTCGAGGGACTGTGTAAGTGCTGGGGCAATGGCAAAATAAAATACTCATTGCGTGAGATCCCAGACTGGTAATGCCCATCTGAGCCACCTACCCGGTGGCTTTTTTATGCCCTCTTCTCACCAAACCAGCCAAAACCCTACCCCAGAAAAATTTTTTCAAAACAAATTAACAGAAAAATCAATCACATGGTTCTTTCTCACAAAAATATATCACAAAACGTGTTGATTAATAAAACACAATATGTGATTATGCATCACATCAAAAGCACACAGACGAACAGGCAAGGAAAGCCCACGAAGTAGCTGCTACCGGCAGATGAAGAGGTAGATGATTCGCAAGTGCTGAGAAACAAACACAACAAACAACAGAGGATGATCACGATGAACGCATACAACAACGCAACAATGTACGTAGATAAATTTACAGGTAAGCAATATCTCGTACAGAACGGCTACAGCGGCAGAGTTACTCAATATGCAGCAAACGTAAAAGTGTGGTTTGACTGGTCTTGCGCGGCAGGCGGGAAATTAGGCACTACAGTTTTCAAAAGCCGCAAAGATCTGAATAGCTGGTTACGCATGATGGGATTTAAGAAGTAATGCATATAGCCCCGCGAGGGGCCTTAAATACCAGTCTTCTCTCTTATAGAGGGCTGATATTTAGGAAAAGTAACTAACAAGGAAGTTTCGCTCTTTAACAGATAGCACTGAAAAGTGCACATTTTCAACAAGTCGGTTTCTGACTGCGCTGTATCAACAGTGTAACCAGAAATCAACAGGAGAAAATTTATGAAATGCTACGCATATAACAACGCCGCTAAACGTCGTCGTGACAATAGACAGGCATTGACTGAGGCATATAACCAAGCTCACGGTATTAATCCTGATGAAGAAGTTAAGCCTACACGCCCTACTCTTTATCTTAAACGTCGAGCAATGGATCGGACTGAAAAGGCCGTTTCGGTAAGAACTACACCTGTTATTGATTCATTTAACAACTGCTGCTTACCCGACTCTTTTATTTACTCAGTCGGCAAGAAAAGCAGCAAAGATATTACAGCGAGGGTTTAGCGTGGAATTAACAGCAGAGCATCAGCGTTATTTAACTTGTATAGCTCAAGATATGATAGCTGATTTTAAAAACATGAACGAGCTCATCGAAATAGTTAAAGGGGGCGGTGAACTTTATACTGACATCTTTAACGCATATTCAAAGTTATTTTTTGAGCGTCAGAAAGATATGTGTGAACTTGCATTAACAAGCATGAGTAAGAGCTCAAATATCGTTCCGCTGGCCGTCTTAAAATATATGCAAGATAACAAATTAGTACCGGAAGAGTGAATTTATCAAGCATTCTGCGGAGTGCTTTATTAAACCTACTTATTATTTAAGAGGGTAAAATGGTCACTTATGACGAGCTTTACGCTTTTATCAAGAAGCATTCATTCTTTCAACACAATGGAAGAAGCAGAGAAATGCGTTATTGAAAATGAATTAACAGTGTGCCAGATATGCCGAATTGAAGTTTATTTCAATTAACTAATTACAGCTCATTTCCGAGTGGGCTGTGGTGAGTTAATCATAGGAGAATAAAAGTGGAACTTGAAAAGTTATTAAACGAAATACGTGATATAAAAAATGATATCAAACGTATAGAGCAGGTGATTCCTTACAAAGCGAATGAATTGTGTATATCTGTACTGGGTAATTTATGTGTTAACGCTCCAGCTGACAAAGAATTTCTCATTGATGCTCTAAATAGTAAAAAAATAGAGCTAACTGAGAGATTGAATAAATTAAATGAAGCAAAACAAATGTCTGAAAAAATAATTTCAGGACTGATTGCGTGAATTCATTTCGCCACGCTTGGGAAAATATGGATATATAGGCAGGGAAGCCAATTATTAAATTAATAACAGGAGTACACATCATGACAATAGCAGAACTAATTGAACTGCTAAAAGAACGTTTCGGTGATAATTGGGAGAACTGCGAACTAGAAATTCCCGATGAATTGAATGGTGGATGGCTAACAGTTGAACATGAAAATGTTGTTATCGAATCTGATAATGAATTTATTAAATTAAACTGCTGGATGAGCTATCCAGAGGAACTAGAGGATTAAACAATGTCAGACAATAAAAGACACGTGCACGCTGATTCAATGCTTGAATATGCGATTGATGCTTCTAAGACCGATGAACCGTGGTTGCTGTGGGAATGTGAAAATAAAAAAGGTGAAGGATTTAGCACGTTAATGTATCATCCGAGTTGGTTTGAAGGTGTTATTTATCGCCGCAAGCCCGAGATGATAACAGTCGGCACCGTTAGTTTTCCAAAGCCTGTTGATCATAAATTAGATTATGGAGTTGATTATTTTTATCCGAATTTACACTCAAGAGATGGAGATGGATATGGTCAAAGCTTCTGGGCTGGCGATGAGTTAGATTGCTTACTGCTAAAAATAGGTTTTATTCATCTAACGGCAGAGGCCGCTGAACAACATCGTTACGCACTAATTAAAATAAATAATGGTGAGTTCTAATATATATATGGAGCGGTGAAGCCAGCGGAGGGCATTGGAATATAAATAGGGGTTATAATGGAAAATATTAAGTTCGCACATCAATCTTTTAGTGAAAACGGAATTCGATTTTATTTATCTACGGATGGGACCATTTATGTATCAACTAAAATACATAAAATGATAGAAATTGTTAAATTAACTTACCCGGATACCGGAAAACCTTGGATACCAATTTTTAAGAACTTTCGTTCTCTCTGCAAGCAAATGCTAAGAGAGGGTGATTTACATAAAATAGAGAAAGAGCTTAAGAAGCACGCTAAATTATGTTCTGTTCTCAAACAGCATCAGATTCAACTTTATGAATTAATTCTCGAAAAGGATTTCAACGAAGCTTATAAATTATGCATGGACATTAAACACGAATCGGGTAATTAAGCATGAAAATAAACAAACATATTTTTAATGTGGCTCAATCCGGAGCTAATATAGCAATAAACACAAATAGCCCGCTAATATGGCTTATGGCTATGTATTGTCTGAGATTAAGTTATGAATATGATTAAAGAATGGCTCTTCGCTATGCTCTATCCCACTTGCTTAATAATATTCACGACGTTAATTTTAATTTTTTTGAGGTAATTATGCTTAAGATTCACTGTGGTTCTTTCAGCACTAAACTTACAAAATCTGGTAATGAAATTAAGATAGATAATAATGACGGATATATTATTATTGATAGCAAACTTAATAATGTGCTTAATTCAATGAATTTTTGCTTCAACGAAATAAAGGAATATTTCGAGCGAAGGGGATATAAAATCGAGGCTTTATAATATGAACACTCATCAACATCAGGTGAATAAAGAAACGGAATTCTATAAAAAAATCGGATACTCAGATAAAGAAATTATCGAGCACAGGGAAATTGAATATAAGCGTTCTATCCAAGGATTGGATATGAATATGCCGGTTAGTTTAATTGAACTTAGCGGAGATTTTACATGACTGTGTATTTAATAAGAGCGCCAGATATTTTCAAGAGTAAGCAAGAAGCTATAGAAGCAGTCAGGGAAATAATTAACGGAAAACCTCACCCAAACGTTTTTAAATTATCAAATATGGCAATCGCAGAAAAGCTATGGAATGCAAATCTCGACGCCGCATTAAATCACCCTCCCCTCCCCAATTATTTGATTAACGAACGAGAAAATCAGAGAGCTTTGGAGTGGCGAGAATATTTCAAAACCAACAAACGAGAATACGATTTCTATCGTGGTGATAATCCGACACGCAGACACGGTGGAATTTGGACAGGAGATTAATTTTGACGATATATAGAGTAGTAGATACAGAAACGTGTGATTTAGACAGTGGAATTGTTGAAATAGCAAGTATTGATATCATTGATATACAAATCAATTATTCAACCCAGCAATCCCACTTAACAAACCCCAAAAAACCTATTTCAGTATCAGCAATGGCAATTCATCATATTACTGATGAAATGGTGATTAATTCTCCGCTGATTGATGAAGTTATCGGGATCTACAAAGGTGCTGATTACCTTGTTGCTCACAATGCTGAATTTGACAAAAAGATGATGCCGAAAATGGATGCTCCGTTTATCTGCACATTAAAACTAGCAAGGCGCTTATGGCCTGACATGGAAAGTCACAGCAATCAATATCTACGCTACGCACTGAAACTGGGTGTTCGTGTTCCGGAGGGGTTACATGCACACAGGGCGCTATACGACTGCATTGTCACAGCAGAACTGTTCAAATTTATCAAAGATGAATCTGGTTGGTCAGATAACGAAATGTTGGAAATCAGTAATCAACCTTCCCTGCTTCATAGATTCAAATTCGGAAAATACAATGGAATGACATTTGAGGAAGTCAAGAAAGAGAACATCGGGTATTTCCATTGGCTACTGAAACAGCCGAACCTTGATCATGATGTTAAGTTCACAATCAGTTATTGGTTATCGAGGTAGTTAAATATGGGAACCGCAACGTTAATTTTAGGGGAATCGGGGACAGGGAAGTCAACGAGTCTCAGAAATTTAAATCCAACAGAGTGTTTGCTGATACAAGCGGTAAGGAAACCGTTACCTTTTAAATCCTCTTCATGGAAATTGTGGGACAGGGAAAATCCAGAAACCTCTGTTTTCATTTCAGATAAATATAGTCATATCGAGGGCGCAATAATAAAAGCTCACTCATATGGAAAGAAAATTGTCATTATTGATGATTTTCAATATGTGATGGCAAATGAATTTATGCGCCGCTCTGATGAAAAATCTTTTGATAAATTTACGGAAATCGGCAGTCATGCATGGAGTATTATTGATAGTGCAATAAATGGAACGCCGGACGATTTGCGTGTTTATTTATTGTCTCATACGGAAGAGACCCAGACAGGGAAAGTTAAGATAAAAACAATAGGAAAAATGTTGGATGAAAAAATAACCATTGAGGGAATGTTCACAATAGTTTTAAGAACAATTGTCAAGGATGACAATTATTTTTTCTTAACAAGAAACAACGGTTACGATACAGTTAAATCCCCGATGGGCATGTTCGATAAATATGAAATAGAAAATGATTTAGCTGCTATCGACGAAACAATTTGTCATTATTACGAAATCAACAAATAAGGTTAAATGAAATGAATAATGTTATGTTTGTTTATAACAAAGAACTTGCTTTATCTGCCGGTCAGAGTGGATTTATCACAGAAAGTGGGGCTTATATTATCACTATCAATGAAGCTAAATTTACAAGAGGGAAAGAGGGTGCCCACTTTATTGAAATATCCGGCGAAAGTGAAGATGGACGAAAAGTTAATTATTTGAATGTTTGTTGTAAGAAAAATGACGGCACAGATAATCAGTACGGAATTAATATGATTAATGCGATCATGGGCTGCGCCGGAGTTAAACAGTTAACTCAGATAACGAAAGATGCGAATACATGTATCGCCCCAGAACTAACAGGGAAAACAGTTGGTCTGGTGCTTCAAAAAACACTAAGAACTAAAAGAACGGATGGAAGTGATACATTTAGCTTTGATATAAGAATTCCGTTCGTTGCTAAGACTGGGCAAACCTTACAAGAAATTGAAAGTGGTAAAGTTGCTGAGACTGTAAATAAGATTGTTTCAACTTTAAAAGATAAAGATGAGAGGAATAAATCATCACAACATAACAGCTATAACAATTACCAGAACCACAATAATCAATATGAGCAATACGACGATAATTTCTCTCCATTTTAAAATATGAGGGTAATTTCATGTACGGTGAAAAATTCAATGGCGACCCATGCCCGCTAGGGCACACGCTAAGATACGTCTCAAACAAAAGTTGCGTTGAATGTCAGAGCAACAGAGAAAAAGT